TTTTTAGTGGACGGACAGAAATCTTTGTACCGTCTAGTAGTTCTACAGTTTTAGTTTCATTGATAGTTGTAGACATGAATCCTCCTTATGGTTTCTAGTCAATTATAACATAAACAAAGTTATTTTGAAACAACTTCGTAATCAAGACCCATACCGATTCCAAAGCCATATTGCTGTGCTTTTTGTCCTTGTAGGGATGTGATATCATTAGGGTCTCCATTACCGATACCAGATATTTGTGACGCTACCCTGGCTTTCATGGCTTCCCAAGGGTCCTCATCCTTAGTTCCATTTGCCTCATCCAAATCTACGCCCTGCATTGCAGCAAGGAACTTCTTTTCGTTATAGTCTAGTTCTCTTCTTGATTCAAGAATAGCCATCATTTCTGGCATAGAGATGTTGCTTTCTAATTCATCATAGTTCTTCCAGATTCCTAATAAGAATAGTTCTGATTCAAGTTTAACCAGGTCAAGGCTGTCCCAACTATTTTCACTTTTAGTTTTTGCAGTCTGAGGCAGAGGCTCATTTGTTTCTTCGCTTTTCTTAATCTTTACACCAGCACAAACATCAATAATTTTGTATATTGTTGGCAAGTCCACAGAGTCTTCTAAATCTTCAATTGTTTTAATTACTGGATGATACTGCTTCATTGCAATTCTCACACACTCAGAAAGAATAGCAATTGACTCTTCGTCTGTACTGGCATCCTTAATGGTATCAAAGACATCCATAAATTGTCTCATGTATTTAATTTTTAGTGGTGACAGTTCTATAACTGTTCCGTCAACTAATTCAATTTCTTCAATGTTGTATATTTTTGTAGGCATTCTATAAGTATACCAAAAAAGAAACTGCCCCAGGCGTAAACCCAGGGCAGTCTCACACTATTAAATTTTAGTAACTGCGGTCAACAATCTTACCGTAAGCACCGTTGTTGTCTGGAAGCAGACGGAACGATACTTCGAAGGATGTTGCTGCGTCACGCTTTGCGGATACTGTTACTGAATCGATTGATACAGCACGGTATGCAACGTAAACACGTTCTGCCTGGTTGCTGGTTGTGTCTGGGGTAGCACCTGAAAGGTTACCTAGACCTGGACCAACAGCAATAATACCACGTTCGATTGGGTAGTCACCCAGGTCGCCTGAAGTAATATTTAGGAATGTGTTAACGTCTGTACCACCTGATGTTAGTACAGCAGATGCTGCGACAGTTCCTGTCTGTGGAGTACCTAGTGTTAGAAGACGAGTTGCTTCTGTAGATGTTCCATAGTTCAGTACACCAAAGTCCGAAGTCTTGCCAGCGATTGCTAGGAGAAGGTTCTCCAAGGTCGCTTCAGCAAGGGTAGTCTTTAGAGTTACCTTCATACCCTGCTTGAAGATTTTAGCAGTGTCTAGTAGTTGGTCTACCATAACCTCACCAAAGTCTGGAGCGAAAGCGATTTCTAGACCGTTGTTGGTATAACCAACGTTACGGAAGTTAGCAGTCTCACGCAGAGCCAAAGTCTCCTTGTATGATTCTCCATCGATGAAGTTAGGAACAGTTGCTGATGTCAGCGTTGCTGTGTCCTTAGTTACGAATAGAGCAGCAGCACCAACGATAATGTTAGCATTTGAGCCTCTTGTATAAGCCATAATTTATTTCACCATCTTTCATTTATGAATTTTGTGAACGGTGTTTCCTCCGTATTAGTATACCATGCTTTTGGGAATTAGTCTTGTTCTACCATTGTATAGTCATAGTAGATGATAATCTTGTTACCGCCATAGGTCCTGGCTGTGCCAAAGTTGACGATATCTCTGGTCTCCTGAAGCATAAATACCTTGAATCCAAAGAAGTTGAAGTTTGGCTCAAGGGTTTCGCCCTCAACGACGATTGACCCCTTTTGCTTGCACCAAGCATTGATTTCTTCTGCTGTCTCGTCTTCTCGGTCCATAAGTCTATTAACCTTTTCAGTGATTTTAATCATGTTGATAATTGAGTTTTCAGCAGTTGCATAGAAGTAGTAAAGTAGTTGTTCACACTTGATGTGTGGAAATGGACTCTTACGCATACGCATAAGTCTGTCGTATGTGCACATTACCCCACCTGCTGGGAAGAACTCGGTAACGTCGTTAATGGTTGATGGGGTGGTTGGGAAGAACGGAACTGTCTCAAATCCGAGACCCTCAAGTTTTTCCTGTAGGTAGGCGTTAACCCATAGTACTGGCGTGTTAAGAATAGATGTTCTGCTCATTACTCTATTCTACCACCTTTCGTTGCCCACTGGTAGCCAACTTTGAAGCCCAAGGCTTTTCCTTGTTTTGAACCTGCAAGAATATTGTCCTTGTATGCCCTTGGGTTATTTAGATGGTCTAGTACTCCGCTTGTCATTAAGAATGCTTGTGTAAAGTAACTGTCAAAGAATGTCTTGATAATTCTTTCAAAGCCGCCCTCAACATTCGAACCTCCTGGATTTTCAACCACAATTGGTTTCTTTGTAAATATCTGCTCTCCGTCAGCGTTGAAAGAAAGTACCGAGGCGTTTTTAGGTCTAATTGTTATTGGCACTCCTCTTTCCATAATCTCTGCCTTGTCATAAAATGGAACAGTAGAGTTTTTAGAATAAGAGGATGATTGTGAAAATGTGTAGTTAAATGAAAGACCGTTCTTTCCAATAACAACATAGTCAATGTCAAAGAGTCTCGCCTCTGGGGAGCCAGTCTGATACCATTCATAGACGTGGTGCAGAGTCTCTGGACTTACTCTAGCGTTTGTGTCTATAAAGTCTTTTAGTGTTTCAATAATTTCTTTACCAAGATTATCCATGATTACTGGAGATGCCGCTTCAACACCGTTTAAAAAACCAATAGAGTACTCTGTTAGATTATTTAAACTATTAATAAAACTTTTAGTGTCTAACTCTATATTCAAACTCATAGGTCAACAGCCTGATTCTCTGAACGTCTAAGGATAACCTTGTAGTATTCCACTTTTCCAAATGGACCAACGATTGGATTAATGGTAGCAATTTCAAATAGTGTGGCATCACCAGAGCGTGGTCCTGCACTTTCACTATAAATCAGTTGACCATCTTTACCACGAATGTTGGTGACAACAATGTTTGTAATAGAGTATAGAGATTCAGTGCTTGATACTGTTGGGTTGTTTCTGACTCTGCCAATAATGGCACTGTCAATGTTGATGTTGGCTTCTGTTCCAACGTCCTGCTTGAACTTGCTACCGCCAACATTAAAGAAACAGGCAATAGTCTTGTCTAAGACCCATTGCTTTTTAAGGTTTCCATATGCTCCAGTTTCAACAATTGGATAGTAAATATCCGCAAGTAGTGGGTAGGTAAAGTCGGTGGTTTCGCATATCATTATAGTATTGCTGGCTTGAAGTTACTGCCCTTGTAGTTGCTAAGAATCTTATCAACGAGCATATTGCCAGTTCCCTCCAAGAATTGTGGTGCAAACTTAATGTCAAATTGGTCAGTGCTGTATTGGGTTACAAAACGTGTGTAGTAGTCGTTGCTTCCGCACTTCAACTCTTCTACCAAGATTGTTGCTGCTCTTTCAATGTCTGGTGGAATTGTCTTGTGTCCAGCATCTACAATGATAGTGTAGTCGTATCCTTCTGGGAATGCTACTAAAGCACCACCAGGGTATCCGCCAAGGTCACCAGAGGACGCTGGAAGCCTTAGTGGAGTAGACTGGCTTCTATTGTATGTCCCATTTGCTTCTACTCTAGCAATAGCAGAGCCATCTAGCAATGTCTTGTATTCGTACTCCCAAACTCTCGTTACAGTTCCTGGAGTTGTAATGTTTCCAGTAGTTGAGTTTGCAAAACTAAAAGTTGTTGTTGACGGAACTGCAGTCACAGAGAACAGTCCTTGATATCCACTTGGGGCAACTGTAGCAATTCTTACAACATCTCCGACCTCAAAGCCGTGTGCTGTGCTGGTTGTCAGGGTCACTGTTCCTGAAGAAATTGTTGGTGTCTGGTTAGCGATGGTCAATGCAACGTCTTCGCCATTATAAACAAGAACGTTGTTCTCGTATACCTTTAGCACCTTATTTACGTTGTGCCAGATTGGAAAGTAGTCCCCACCCTGACCTTCTTTAACAATAACAAGTTTGTGATTGTAGAAATCTGCTGTGCTATTTAGATAACTATCCATAAGTGACCTAGCAATGATTTCCCACTTCTTATATTCAGCAATGTCTGCTGCTGTAGTTGCCAAAGTATTTGGGTCTACATATGGTCTGTATACGCTAAGGTTTTCCTCTACGACTACCTCGCCAGTTGAGTCAGTGATTTTAAGCAAAAAGTCACGGTCAAACTGAACCTTTGAACGTGGAAGAACATATGATACCTGCTTATTTGAATCAGATGTGATTGTGGATGTTTCAAACGAGTGGTCCACCAAATCCTCTACATAAACAGAGTATGCAGTATTCGCTGCAGGTACAGTCCATTTAGTTGTAATAGGATATGGTGGAACCCTCAAGACTTCCATTTAGGCAAATGCCTCCGCTACTTCTTCTGGGGTGCATAGACGAATGCCTCGCTGTGCTGTCCAGAAGTCTACATACTTCTTTGGAACAATGTTGTAGCCAACATTAATCTTTCCAAAGCCATCTGCATATACGTTGCGTGTTGAGAACAATGCAACCTTTGTGGTTGTCGATGGTTCTGCAACTTCTTTCTTTTCTACCTTTGCTTTTCCAGCATCTGTAGTTGTTGAACCCATTACGCCGTCCTCATTGAATCCCAATGTAGGAACGTCTTTCTTAGGTTCTGGTGTTACGATTACATCCTCCGCAATAACTTCTGCTACTTCTTCTACAGGTGCTTCTACAACTGCATCTTCAACAACAGGCTTTGGGGTAGGTGTCTTTTTAACTTCAGCCATGATAAATCCTCCTTAGATTTATTTTAATTATACCAGATAAATATAGAAAGGGGGTAGAGAAATTAATCCCTACCCCCAATCAAAGGGTGACACTTTTACAGACTAGTCTGTAGTGGTGTCTGCGAATGCAACTGCATCCAGTTCTTCCCATGCAATTCCAAAGCGAACGAATACTGTATATTCTACAATAGAAACGGTTCACAGTGATATCTCTCTGGAAGCCCCAAATACGGTTCTGTGGGAACGTTAGGTCAACGAATCCTGCAGGGTAGTAAGGAACTTCAAGAACAGGTACACCTAGAACACGAGTCTGACGTGCTCCACCGAAGGTCTGGTTTGCACCACCGATGAACTCGTTACGAGTGTTTTCGGTTGAACCAATGGTTGAGTAGACAGTAGCGTTATTCTTAACGATGTTAGCAAATGTGTCTGTACCAGCATAGAACTTTAGTCCATTAGTGATGGCACGGTATCTGCGAGGCATAGCCAAGATTAGTGCTTGTAGTTTATCGGTAGTCCAGTCTGTAAACGCTGCGTTTGAACCAACAAGAGCAGTGTTAATTACTTCGTGTGCACTTCCAAGGTTCGAACCTGCACCTGTGTTAGGGCTGGTCTTCTCCAAGTTGATAAATCCGTTCATAATGCTTAGGAACGAACCTGTCGAACCGTCACCGTTAATGGCTAGGTCTTCGATGTCGTTACCGAAAGCATTAGTCATTAGACGAACTAGGTGGTCCTCTAGAGCAGCACCTTCGATGTTATCTTCAAGTGACTCTGCAGAAACTTCCCAGTCTAGACGAATCTTCTTGGTTGTTAGTTCTACCTTAGAGAAGGTAGCA